GTTTTAAATGTACCAGTTAACACTGTAGTTTGCGTTAATGAACTGTGTGCCATAATGCCACGATTCTCACAACATCCATGTGTTGCTTGAATATAAACTGCTACGTTTTCTGAGTTGGTTGCTTTGCTGATTTCCCTAGCAATGTCATTACAAAGTTCCTCCTGGAGAGTACCTCGTCTTGCACACCACTGTGCGATGCGTGTGTACTTACTGAGTCCGATAAGTTTCTCAGCGGCAATAATGCCAATATAAGCAACGCCAGTAACGGGTTGGTGATGATGGCTACACATACTGCGAAGCTCACTACGAACAACCAACATACCTTCGTAACGGTCCTGCGAGTCGTTTGGAAATGCGGTTGCGTCTGGTCCTGGTTCATATCTTCCTGCCATTATTTCATTAAAGTACATTTTAGCAAGACGTCTTGCAGTACCTTTACTATTAGGATCGTTTTCACGATCAATGAGTAACCTATCGAGAACAGTTTCAAAAGCCTCTGTTGCTTCGTCAATTAATCGTTCTTTATCTTGCTCTCTAACATAATCACTAATATTGTCGCCTGCCCAAAAACGTTTACCTTCACGTTTCATTTTAAAGCGAAGAAAGTCACCTAAGTACTTGCCTTCTTGATAGCCGCCGTCACCTGCCATTGCATCCAAGGCAGTTTCTTCTTCGTCATGGCTTACATATACTTTGTTATATACCAATTTTAATTCTCCAATTCAATACAATATAATTGTAACATTATTTAGGATCAAAGTCAATTCCTCAAAGATTCCATGGTAATTATTTTACCAATTTCTTTACCCAAATCTTTGTCATCGGTAATAATATAAAGACCGTTTGTGTGACGATCAGTTCGACGGTCATACTGATTAGTTTCAATAATTGTACCACCACTTGCTTTATAAACTTTAAAGTTCATTCCATTAACATCAAATTTGCCACCAATTGATGCAACTGTACCAATACTGTTTCCAGCAAATGGATATTTTTCAGCAGTTTTAGTAGGAATGTCTTCTACCATTAATTTTTCAGCACGTTTTAGAATCCATCTGTTTAACCACTTCATTTAATGATCTCCAATAAATTATTAGCACTAAAGAAGTTTAGTGTTAAGTCTTGTGCTTGATTACGAATCTTTGATAAGCGCGATTCGTAATTATCCATGTGTTTGATAATTTCCATACAAAGTTCTTGTCTATATACAGTATATGATTCAAAACTTTCTGTCCATTTGCTAGGATACTTAAATGTATCGTAATACATTTCTGTATAACTTAAACGATCTGGAACCATAGGAATAGCATCTACAATAGCACCTTCATAGCAAGATATGCCTAGTGTCTCTTGTAGGTTTGCACTAAACACCATCTTTGCTTCACCTAGCAAGTTATGATATTCATTCTTAGTCAGTTGTTGGTCTTGACAAACAATGAACTCATATTGTGGCAAGTGCTCTTTTAAATCTCTAAAAATTTCAACTTGCTTTTCAGGGGCGATACGATGTGGGAATAGTATAAGGTCACGCTTCTTCATATTTTTATATTGATTTAGCGTAGAGTCCATATATTCCATTGGCCAACCTGTGCGTACAAACTTGTTGTCGTGCTGTGTATAGTTTGGACCATACATACCGTCAAACAAATTCTTATCAAACATTTCAATATGAAATTGCGTAGCAAAGTAGTTGTGATCAAACGCATGGAAATAACTTTTCTCTGCGTGTCTAACCCAAGGCTTGTTACCAACTAAGCGTCCTAAAAAGTCTTGTGGATCATAACTGCCAGCATGCCATAAGCCATGTGTAACTACTGGAATATTCAGTAGTTCACTCATGTACTTTAAGTTTATGATACCTGGGTGCCAAGCATCAGTAAAGATAAAGTGATCGCCGGCATGAACGGCTCCGTTGCAAAATAAGCGACCCAGTTGCTCGACTTGTGCAGACTTATATATATTGGTACCACCAAAATTAAGGAAAGCACCAGGAGTAGTGGCTGTAGGAATATCCGTAGGGCCAGATATAATTTGAACATTGTGTCCTGCCTTTCTAAGCAAAAAAGGTACATGGGCCTTCCATTGACCCGTGTACCTTGTTTCGACAGCTTCTAAATCAACGAGAAAAACGTTCGCCATTGTTTCTGTTCTCATAGCGAGGTTTGTTGCCTTGGTATGGCTTACGCTCGCCGTTATTGAATCTAGCGTTGCCATTCCTTCCTTGGAATCGATGACCGCCATTCTTTCGACGTACAAATTCTTTGTACTCTGGGGATTTATAAAGATGAGCTGGGTTAAACTCAATCAAGTTAAAACGGCAATAGTCTTGCCATGCTTCAAGGTCATCAAAAATTTTGACAACATCGGGACGATTTTCAAAATATTTGTAATCGTTGTAGTTCTTAGCCATGATAGCTTTGCTTCCTTAAATTAATATTTGATAAAAGAACCATTTTCTCCATCTTCGGAGACCTCAATCCAAACCTCACGGTTAGGATACTTATTGGAGATAGCGTCATGCAAATCGCCTGACATCATCTCGCAACTCTTGTAGTCTAGCTGGAGTGTACCTTCTTTGTACAAGTTCTCCAACCAGCGTTTAAACTGGATAAATTCGATATCGCGGTCATCGTGTGTAACACTAATCCAAACTTTAAAGTGGAAAATGTGACGATGCGGATAGCCTAGGAAACTAACATCATATTCATCACCTGTAGCAAGTGCTGGATCTGTTAGTGCGGCAGGATATTTGTGCATACCTTCTTTGCGGAAAGTAACCCAAATCATTTTGTTAGGGCGAATGTCTTGTTTGATAATCATTTTGATTTTCTTGTTTCAATTAAATGAGCAGTCCAGCCTGCAAAGGCAACTGCCCATGCCATAGCGGCGTCTGTACTTCCTGCTAATATAAGGTTAAGCAAACACAATGCAGGAATTGCGTAATTGCCAAATTTTACAATCTTACTCATCATTTAAAGTAGTATCTTGTGTGTACTGATCCCAATAAGTATACTTGTCTTTACTCATTAGGTCATGCAGTTGATGTGTCCACACACCTGGATTTGTAGCACCCCAAGTTCGGTCATCCAGTTTAAGTGTGGCATTATAGTTGAGTTGATTAATGTAAGGTAACTTAACACTAATCATGGGGACGAAGCGTGGATATTCGTTATAAGCTGATTCCAAAACACCTTCGATATGTTCAACGCCAAAGTCCAGCGTTACCCAAAAGTCTTTCTTCAAACAGCCAATAATAACTTCATCCCATGCTTTATATTCTTCTTGGCTAATAGATTTAGGATTAAAACTCTGACTAGTACCAAAGTAGATATGTGTAACTTTGTCTGAACCGCACGTTGCCATCATTAGAATTTCTTCTAGAGGAGGGGTACCTACGACAAACAAAGTAAACATACCATGACAAATGGTATGTTCTACTTCGTAGCCTGTAAAATATGTAACTTCTTGTCTTTGTTGTGTGTCTAGCATTTGTTTATAATACAGGTTTTAAGATTAAATGTCAATACTGTTTTGGTTAAATCAGTCCAAACTATGCTCAAGTTCAACGATTTTTTCATTATTCATATCACTTAGATCATTGTCGCTTGGCATAGGATCTTCCATTTCAAACAGATTATTAAATGTATCATTTTGAACTTTACCACGTTGCATACCACCTTGCAATTCAGTTAAGAAACGGTGACCATGTTTGAGCATTGATTGTGGATCATCAGTTTCAAATAGCTCATTTACAAAACGATCAAAATAAAGAATGTTACGTGGAACCCATTCGCTAGGACTGTCACTCTTTTCATCTTTAGAGTTCATTTTCTTCCATGCTCTCCAATCTGGCTTGTAACGAGCACATTCCATATCTGCTAATTGATTAGCACGTTGTACTGCTTGGATATGTATCTCAGTATTATGTGCCATGTAAAGACCATAACTAAAACTGTCCCAAGATGTTTTACCTTCTTTGCCAATTTTGTTTAAGTCGCCTGGAGCATAGTAACAAACATCGCCCATTGTTAAACGATTGCCAATACTACTGTGCCATGGGAAAGGAATATCACTGCCAGCCCATACTTTGTTGTCTGGAGCTTTTTCCATAATAATTGACCATTTGTCTCTACGGAAACTTGGATCAGTATAAGACAAACCGTACGCAACAGCAATATATGGACTTGCACAGTCGAAACTGATTGTTAAGTTTGGATTGCAATGCTTACGCAATACACGTTGAATACTAGTTAAGTAACATGCCCAGTCTAATGGAGCAGTACCCAAAAAGTGCATCCAGTCTTTGCCTTCTAACATACCTTCGTCACGCATAGTAAGAAGTCTGTTTAGAATAATTGGCATGTTGCACATATTTTGTGAACCCATTGCCCAACCTTCAAACGGCAAATGTTTAACTGTGTTATACCAAATGTCTGCTTCTTCTGGACTGTTGCCTTGTAATACGTTTAAGAACTTAGTATGCCCTAAACGATTTTTAACAAAGTAATCATTGTTCCACATTGTTGCATCTAAACAATCTTGGAAGTTTTTAAGACCTGTCTTTTCACGATGTAAATCGTTACTAGCCCATGTTGGAACGTCTAAACACATTGACCAATCAGCAGTTAGTTCTAGCCAATTTAAAATTTGATCACGTGTCTTATTAGCGCCAGCACCTTTAAAGTCACTCCAGTCAAACTTTAAAACACCTTTACCAATTTGGAAACCACCTGAGTCGCCTAAGATAATTGTATCGCCTCTACGACGCTCTTGGATCATAGCATCTTGCGTTAGAGTTTTTTGCAAATCTAATTGTGCGTGACCTGCTGAATACAAACCCCACTTGTAGTGAAAAGCACCTAATTCAGGATCTAAAAAGTTCATGCTTTCTGTACCATTCTCAAATCCTTTTGGAGGACGATTTGCTGGTACTGCGCTTTTTGGATTGTATCTTTGATTGCTGATAATTTTGCTATAAAAACTACTAATAGCTGGCAAATATACTGCGTAATCTCTTTGTGAGTTGTTATAATTTATTCTATTCATGGACTCGTAGTCACTCCGTGATCATTTTTTTCATAATCTTTTGACAACTTGTAAACTAAATCTAATTGTTCTTCTGCTCGTTTAAAAGCATCAAAAGCGTTCTTAACTGCTGGATGTTCTGTTGACATGGCTTGATAAGCTAGTTGTTTATTACGTTGTTCACGTGCCCAATCAAGCAATGCTTCAGCTTCTACTGTTAGTCCAACAGATGCGTAATTAGTAGACATCATAATCCATGAATTACCATCAAATACTTCAATATTTGAAGTACCTGGATTGTAACGCAAATTACCTACACCAGGTTGTCCACTGTAGTTATTAATATACGTGGAACTGGTGCTTCCACCAGTTACTATCGTATAACGTCCAGTTGAGTTAATGCCTTTAATCATATTAAGCCTGTGCTGGAACGATGTACTTGTAAGTTGCAATACCGCTGTCTAATGTAATCATAACAGCACCAACTTCGTTACTAAAACTCATCTTAGTGTTGTTTACATCTGCAATTTTTAAAATTGCTAGGATTGGAGCAACGGGCCATGTCCATCCTTTATTTAGGTTTCCGCTAACACCTGTTGCAAAAACAAATTCGCCACCGTGTGTACTTGCATCACCAAAAATAAACTTTAGTTTATCTCCATCTGTTTTTGCAAGGAATGTACTGTGTTCTGTGTTAGCACCTGCTTGGAAGCTAAAACGCTGTACACTTGCAACACTAGGCTCTAGTTCTACGTCCCACTTAGGAACTTTAAATTTAACAGACTTTAACTTTTCGTTAATGATTTCTGTGTTCATAAAACGATAGTCGTTTTTAAAGTCGCCTTCTTTGTTCTCAAAATGTATACCAACTGGAATATTGCTTCCATTACGTTCAGCATACTGTAGTTCAATTTTAGCATTGTCCTTGTATTCAGAACCGTCTAGCAAATACTTTAACTTGTTAAGTTGTGGCATACCAAATACACCGCTCATTTCTGGAACTGGTGCGTTTGTTTCGCCTAGCATAATAACAGTGCGGTCATCTGCCATACTGTCAATTTTTGTTGCATCGTCATCACCACTAATTTTAACAATGTTTAAAAAGCCTAGGTTATGCGTATGCCCCACGATGTCTTGTAAAATATCTTTCATTATAATCTCCTATAGTTAAGTTTAGTTTTATTTAGGACCAAAGTCAAATGTTTGTTACTCAAAGTCAAACAATTTGTTAAAAGTACTACCGCTATCAGTAGTGCTTTGTATATCCCATTCTAGAATTCCAATCAAGTTGTCAATTTTATTATCAATAATTGTTTGCTCCATTGCAGAGTCATCGAAAGGTAGTTCTTGGAACCACTTAGGTATTTTCAATTCATCTACTGGATAAGCAACACTAGTATAACCTAGCGCATTATTCTTTAATTTACAAACATATACTTTCATACCATCGACAATCTGTACTGAATATTTGTCGCCGTTCATTTCACGCAAACGATTATAGTTTATACTTGCACGGACATGACCGGGCATATTAGCTTTACCTTGCTTGCGTTCTTGTTCAGCATAGTCAGTAATATTATTGGCACGTCTTGGACTTCCTTTTTCCCAACCTGCTCTAGTCTTCCATTCTCTTCGGAATTCAATAATCTTATCTAAGACATATTGTTCTTGTTTACCCTGTAATACATCAAGCAAAATTTCTTCTAAAAAGTTTTGCATATATTCTGGAGTATCACTGCGCTTGAGATCTAGACCCATAGCTTTGATTTTGCCAGGTTTACCATCTACGTCAATACGTTTGCCTTCTTTATCATAGATAAGAACTGCATAACGCTTTTTAGTAATAAACAGTCCTTTAATAGCAACTAGTTCACGACCGCCTTTAATAACTTCGCCACGCGACTTTGGAACATGAAAGTAATCCAACATAAATTGTGGGAAACTTTCGTTAACTTCTTCTGCAATTTGATCATACAGTGAAACTACAGTATCTTTATCCCAAGGTAAATTACCTTTCTCAACTTCGTTTCTTAAAGTACTCCAAGCACTAAAGTAACAGGAGTCTGTGTCGCCGTAAATAATGCTCTTACCTTTGTAGTCGTATGTGCCACAAACAATCTCATTAATTTTACTTGCCATATGTCGTGCAACTTGACGACCAACTAGTGTAGTACTTTGTCCAATACGCTTATCAAAGAAACGGCAACCTGGATTTAACAATGCGCCATATAGTGAGTTCAAATTAATTTTACGCACCATTTGTCGCTTGTCCCAGTATTCAGCTTCAACATTGTTGCCTGCCTTTTCTGCTTCCTTGCTTTTCTTCTGCATTTCTTTACGTTCGCTATACCAACGTTTGAGCAAGCCTGGAATGATACCTTCTTTTTCGTAAGTAAAAATTGTACCGTTAGCACTTAGAATCCATGGCTTATGACTGTTAAAAATTATTTCATAAATTTCAGCACCACTGTGAACACTTACATCTCCGTTTTCCCAGTCAATAGTAATTTCTTCAGCTTTGTCCTGATTAATGACTGCTTCGTATTCTACTGTACCAAACTTGTCTTCCCATGAACCTGCAAAGGATTTCTTGTGCAAAGTCATTTGACTTTCAATAAATTCCATTGTTTTAGTTTGACGTAACTGTCCAACAATAGTTTCTGGTCCCATGTTAAGCGCACGAATGGCACTAGGATACAGTGAGTTAATGTCAATTGCGCCAATCCAATCATGCAAGCCCTTTTTAGGAAATGCTACATACGCACCAGCAGCCGCAGTATCTCCTTGCTCTGCTTTGCGTGTACGACTTGGAACAATAAGACCATGTTGATGTGCTTCGTTAATAATGGCTTGCTCTGTCATCGCCACAGCACCCATTGTTGTTTGTAGCAATACAGTATTACCGTGTGCCAATACGTTAGCAAGATCAAGGAATTTTAACTTCTTGTCCATTTTATCTAACAACGCACAGTCTTGTCTGTTGTATTCAATAAATGTTTTAAAGTCTTGATTGTATAGTTGGTCAAGCGTTCCTTCGTATTGCGTCTTGTTTTCGCCAACTTCTAGTTCGCCAATTACGTCTAGTCTGTAACTGTGCATTTCTTCATATTTGTATTTTCTATAAACTTCTAGACTGTCCAAATGCACTCTACCAACTAAGTCATATGTAATTGCTGTACGGCCAAATTTTTCGTATTCTCTTTTTTTAGGATATTGATCAAATAAACAAAATCTTTTAGTATCTTCTTTACTCAATACCTTAACAACTCTATTAACAGTGTACGGAATATCAAAGCCTTCTGAGTTCCAACCAGTTAATACATCTGCATCTTCAATTAGTGTTAGGAAAGTATCTAACAGTTCTGCTTCAGTTTCAAATAAAATTGTATTTGGAAATTCTGCAATTTGTTCTTTTGCCTGCTCCATTGTTAAAGTCTTTGGAGGCAACGCTAAACAAACTAACGTATCTAACCATTGTAGGTGAACAGCAATCGCAGTAATTGGCATGAACGCATCGTCTGGACTAGCGTAGCCACGTTCTGGATCAAAGTCCACCTCAATATCAAAAAATGCAACGTGTAGTTTTGGCGGCTCTTGGCCTAGATAGTGTTCTTCTAAAACACGGAACACTGGGTTGATGTCGCTCTCATACAATGTATGATTGCTATGTATTTTTTGTTCTTTTGTAAATTCTTTAAAACTTCTAGCAGTGACTTTGGATAATGATTCACCAAATATGCTATGAAATTTACCCTTGTTGTCTGGGTAATAAAATGTATATTTTACGGGATAATCAACAAAACGTCTTACACCTTTTTCATCACGTTCAACAACGTGAACGACGTCTTTGTCGCGATCCCACATCGCGTCAACGTAACTCATATTTTCTCCTTGCAACTTATGGCTTGCAAACCAATATATCCAATTTTGGCTGGATCAACCTTACTCATATATATTTATTGTAGTAGGAAACGTATGTAGCCATAAGTGTCTATGATTGTCATAACAACACTCATTACCACCATACCAAAACTACCACGACTAATACCACAGAATATCATTAAGAATGTTCCACTGAGCCAAAGTGGATATGTTATTCCATATGGAACGTGTGGAGCCATCAATGCAAAAATAATAGCAGTAGCTAATGCAGTGAACGCATTATAAGTTTCTGCCATTAAGCGCCACGGATTAGCTTCCCAGTCAGCTTTAATCCATTGTTTGGATAGATTAAAATGGTGCTGAATCGTCTGTATCATTAGATACCTGTGTAGTAGTTTTTGGTGTTACTGATTGATTCCATGGACCTGCATGTCCTGTTGTGTGAACAATATCTTCTAAGTCGCTAAAATCTTTAGCAGTTTGTTCCCAATCATCTTTCATTGCTGTGCGAATAGCTTTTTTAATGACGCTTGGCTTAACGTCTAATTCTTCTGCTACTGCTTTAATTGTGTCATTTAGACCTTCTTGTAAACTCTTAATTTCGTCCATAACTTGCCAACCGTCTTTTACCAGTTGTTTAAGTTTAGCTTGCTCGGGGGCTCCAAATACTTTAGACATAATTACTCCTAATAGTTATATTGTGCTATTGTAGCAGAGTAATTATACAAAGTCAACACTTTAGTCGTAAGAACAGGGCAACTAGTGCCCTGTGTGTTTTAGGTTTAACCTTTTAACTGTTTTGCCAATCTATTGTGCAGTGACACAACGTATTCATCACCGCTTTCAAAAAGTTGTGCGGCTAAACTATCGTGTGTCCAACCTTCTGCAACTTTCTTTGATTTTTTCTTTTTACTACCCATTTCGTCTTTGCCTAAACGACCAGCAATAACATCACCACGTGTTACTTTGTCATATGGTTTAGCATTGTTAGCTAAGTTACCATCACCTTTACCTTCAGTAGTTTTTTCTTCTGATTTTTTCTTTTCAGCTTGACGCTTTTCTTTTGCTAAACGTGCTACACGTTGGCTATCGGTTTCAAAACGCTTTTTAGAATATAAACCTTCTGGTTCTTTTTCCTTCTTAGATTCATACATACTGCTACATTCTTTTACACCGTGTACTGGACACTTTTTACCTTTTGGTGTATGGTTGCATTTTTCTTCAGAAGATTCTTTAACTGGATATTCCTTGCCACCAACTTTGACTTTCTCGCCTTTTTGTATGCCATCTTTTTTAGCATCAGCTACTGCCTTACCAAAAGCATTTCCTTCGTTTGGATCTTCTTTAACTTTTGATTCTTTCTTTTTAGCTTCAAAAAGCATTTGCTCTAAACGGCCAATTTGCACTAATGCTTCAGCCATTTTTTTCATTTTTTCTTTGTCTTTCTTTTTCTTTACTTCGGCGTCATGTTCCATTTTAGTCTTTTGTTTACCTTTGCCGCCGTAAGTTTGTTTTGCTTCAGCAGTCATTTCACTATCATCAGAAGATGTAGTAGGATTAACTTCTGCTTTCTTCATTGACTTAGGTGCTTTGTATCCTGGAGGAGGAGCAGTTGCGCCATCGTCTGGACTTGGGATGCCATTTTTATCAAATGGTTTATAATTTGGGTTTGTTGGGCCCGGAGTTTTTGGACTCCAATCTTTGCCTTTATTAGGACCAGATGTAACTTTAACTTCGCTAATTGCTTTTTCAAATGACTCAGCCATTTCTTTTTCCGCCTTGCTTAATTTTTCTGTTTTGCGACGTGCTCTGTCGCTTAGGTTAGTAACTTTACCACGGCCTTCTTTATCTTTGGATTTTACCCAATCGCCTTCGTGCTTCCAAGATTTAACATTGCCTTTTTCATCTTTTTCAACAGTATCTTTAGCTTCTTCAAACTTAGTTTGGCCTTTACCGTGCTTGGACATTTTCTTAGCATCAGCTACATCAATTCCTACTTTTTTAGCAAATGCTGGATTGTGTGCGGCAGCATCGATGGTTTTCTTTTGTTTTTTACTCTTAAATGGCATGTTATTCTCCGATACTGTATTTATTAAGAAATTAAGTTGTTTCCAACTTTGGGATTAGTAACTGGGTTGTCTTCTGCATCTTGTGGCTCTGCTTCTGGGGTTTTTGGACTCTTGCCCATTTTGCCAGGACTACCACTCCAACGTTTAATTGTTGCTGTATTCCCTACTGCGATGTGAGGACTATTTCCAGTACTAGCTATATTCCCAGAGCTAGTAGCGCCAGCACTTGCTTCTTCTGAAAGTGGTTCTGGAATATTGATTGATTTTGCTGGCGCACCTTTGATATGACTCACATCAAGTTCGTAACCTTTTGCTAAAACATTTTTTACGATTCCAACATCTGGTGTGCCGCTTATATTAACTGGAACTTTGTCACCTACTTTATATTTTCTTTTCTTTGATAACGGAGCAATACTAGTTGCGACTGGTGATACTGAACTGCCACCTTTAGGTTTGTCTTTAAGATTTGGCAATACATCTACTTGCTTTTGTATTTCTTGTCCAAGTTCTCTTCTTAATCCTGCTTTGGCAACTTCTTTTCCAGCGGCCCCTGCACCCGCTCTGGCAGCTAATGCCCACTTGCCAATCCTAAATGCTGGATAAAATGTTGCAATATCAATTAAAGCATCTGCTCTCGTGTAATCGCCTTTGATTTTTGTTGAAAGAAAATCTCTCAAATGTTTTCCTTGCTCGATTACATCTTCTGGATCAACACCAGGAAGCACATCAGAAACTTCACCAGCAGTTAATTTATGATCACCAAACGTAATCACTGGAACGTCTTTAGCACTATCAGGCATATCAGATTCTATTAGTAATTCTGAAATTTTCATCGTTGTTCCTTGCCTGGTATATTAGAAGAATTTGCGCCATGTTCTTCATCGTCGCCGCTTTTTGCAATTAAATTTCCACTGCTTCTATCTAAACTTTTTAATTGTTGTGGTTGATGTTTTTGCTCGCCTTTAATAACTTGAAACGCTCTTTTAATACCATCAACTACAACTTGTAAACTGTCTTCATCTGCTTGATATTTGATACCAATACCGCCTTTAGCTTCCCAAGCACTGATATTACTACCTCTATCATCAATTAAGATGTTAGGTGTTCCGTCTGCTTGTACAGCATACTTTGCCTTGTTAGGTGTAATGATAACATCAGTTGGTTGGTGCTTTAAATTATTTTTAAGCCAGACCTTCTTTTGTTTTTCGCTATTTTCAAAGTCGCCTCTTAGAGGACTAGAACAAATGTGGAAATGTCCAAATGTTTTTACAATCATATCTACTAATGCATCAGCATTAGGGCATTTTGGTAGTCGTGCAAAAAAGTCTGTCCCTACCATTTTGTTTAATGTTGGGTCAGTTTTTGCCGGAGGAATATCTCTGTAATTGCCATTTTCAATACCAGCAAGTTTAGCATACTCAGTAAAAAAGTCTGCTATTACTCCATCCATATCTAAATAAACTTCTGGTTTACGCATCTTGTACATCCAATCCTTGTGCTTGTGCTTTTGCTACTGCTAAAGCGGCTTCTTTTTTATTCTTAAATTTTAATTTCTTACCATTGATGATTATTTCAACTTGTTCTTCGCTTGGTTCAGATAATGCAGGTATACTACTAGTAACTGTACTAACAAATTTTTCAACTGATGGAAAATTTTGTGAAATATAATTTTTAACTGCGGCAGGTGCTGTTTGAATTCTTGCCATCATCTTACCTGGATCCATACTCCACTTATTGTCTGGATTCAAATATTTTTCAACACTACTTGGCATAGCTGCCATAGATTTTTCAAATGCACCACCTGTAGCATATTTGTATTGACCACCTTGTAGACCTTGTATAAATGCGTCTTTATCACTGCCTGATCCAACAACGCCTGGAAATCTTCTAGCTAGTAAACTAGCATAGTCTGTTGCAAAGTCATCTGTTGAAGCATATTGTCTATATGCATCATTGGACTTTTCAACTTTGTCGTATGCTTTGACACCAGTTTTACCACTAAAGTCTTTGATGTTGCCTAGATTGTTTGTGCCAGGAATAACACTCTTGCCCCAGCCAGTTTCTAATGCCCAATGACCTAAAATAATTTTTGGGTCAACACCAAGTTGGTCACCTACTTTGACAGCAGTGTCATAGTTTTGACTAACAAAATCTGCTGGTGCAGATGTTTTAGGCGCACTAGGCATGTTTTCAAGTAAGTCTTTAATCTTCATTATAATGGCCTTTCACCGGTCATATAAGGCAAACTAAACCACAGTTTAAACCATTCTGGAGTACCAGGCTTAATATTGTGTTGCTTCATTAACTCGCCTTTGCTGTCGCCTGTTGCACTAATATTACTTCCTTGCATTCCGCGATACTCTTGTAAACGTGCGGTTGAATTTATACCACCTAAATATTGTAATGCTCTAATCTCATTGATAGGGTCGTTGGGATCTAGATAGCAATCGTCTGGGCTATCTTGGATTATGTTTTCTGTAGTGACCCTATATTGTTTCATTTTAATGTTGCTCTTAACATCCAACTATGTTTAGCATGTGCATCTTGTCTTTCAGCTAAAAAGTTAGCTAAACCAAAATCTCTATTTTCTTCTGCCATTTGATAAGTGATCTTAAAAATTTCTTGCATTTTTTCACTATCAGCCAACAATGTTGCACACATACTTTGTGCTTCTAAAATTTCAGTCTCATCGTCAATTTCGCTGAGCATACTAAATCTTCTAAAACTAGCAGGAGCATACGCATTTAATTTACGTAAATTTTCTGCAAACGCATCAATATTACCGTATACTTCTTCGTAGATTCCACCAAACAAAGCATGGAACTGTTCAAAGAACATTCCTTCTACGTTCCAATGAAAATTTTGTGCCTTAATAAAAAACGCATACTCACTTGCAAATGCAGTTTTGAGT